TTTACCACGTCATGGAATGAACCCCATGCCACGAATGTTTTATCTTTTTGAGCAAATGTTCTTTCGTCATTTACTATAGATTGCATTGCCATAGCTTTACCTGGTATTATGTTAGATTGTATAGGTGTTATATTTTCCCTAATAGGAATTATCACTGAGGATAAATCATATGTACCAACCTTGACTCTATTATCTGCAGAAAGCAAACAGTAGTAGTCTTTTCCAGTGTAGCCGTTTTCTTTAGCTATGTCAACGATTGTTGATTTTTTGAATTCATTACTGTCTGGGTACTTTGTAGCCAATTCAGTAAGTATTTTTTGCGTAGATATTTTCAAGTTATTCATAATATAGTTTTCTCCTTTTCTCAATTTATATATCTATTATACCATAGTTCGATGACAATGTAAATAGCCAGAGTGAAAAAAGTTGGGTTAATTTCACATTGCCACCGCTTTACCAAAGTTAGTAAGTAAAGTTTTATTAAGTTTCTTTGACTTACTATGTTTCTTAAAAGCTTGAGTAAGTTTACCCTTACTAGCATCGTCTTCTACTTGAAACTCTTCGGCTTCAGTATCGATTTGCTTTGCTTTTAAAAGGTAATATTGATCATATCCTAAAACGTTATCAATAGTAAATACCCTTTCCTTTGTAAATTGTTTTTGAGCTGACTTTTTGAAATCTTGAGTTTCGTCCCAAGTCATATTAGGATTTGATATATCACAAACTTGCTCAAGTTTACTTCTATAATCATAATGATCTTGAGCCAAGAAGAATCCTAAAGTGGTTACTCCATAGTGCTTTCTTAAATTATCAAGTAAAGCTGTAGTTGCAGATACTCTTAAATTATCTGCTTTAACTTTCTGACCATCAATATTAATAATGTATTCACCCCAATATCCATCGATCTTCATTCTTTTATCATCTAACTCTTTTTGTCTGCATATAGACATATTATTAGTATCACCATCACTCATAACTACAAGATTCATATTTTCAATATTATGTTTTGCTCTAAACTTTTTAATTAATCTAGTTGATACCATTAGTGCTGTGTTAAGTGGTGTTGATCCCCAATCTTCGAACTTAGAACCATACTGATGAATTCTTGCACCATACCAATTACTTTCCATTGCTATTCTTGTATGTAGAAATTTTAGTGCTTCTTCAAAATCAGCTTTCTTTAATCCACTATGTATTTGTTGTACTAGTGCTAGGTTTTCGTGATATATTTCAGAGTCTCTCTGGCATTCACCATGTCTAGGCAAATTGTTAGTTGTAGTAAATCCATAAACATCGAATGGAATATTAACAGCTTTACAAAATAAGATAGTATGTATAAGTTGATCAATCACTTTATGTAAAGTACCAGACATTGAACCTGAAAAATCAATTAGCATAAACATACCATGGTTTTTAGCATCAGCTAGTTGAGTAACTCTAGAAAAGATATCATCATTAGTTCTGTATGACCATAATTTATTTACATCAACGGAACCCGTTCTAGCAGTTTGAGCTCTTGTGTATCTGTATGCAGCTTTTCTCATTTCAAATTCTTTAACTGCGTAATTCACATTCCTTTTAACTTCTTTAATATAACTAGGATATTCTAAATCAGCTTGTTCCATTCTTTCTTTTGTAGTAACCTCATAATAATCTTCATCGTTTTCATGAGTTTTAAAATTTTCAGTATTTTCTTTTCTTTCTTTTGCAAGAGTTTTATAATCAAATACAACTCGATTTAAAATATCTTTATTAAACTCATTACAAATTGTTATTGGTTTTACGTTATCACTTGGTTTTTCTAAAAGTTGCTCTTCAGCTCTTCGAAAATTTTCATCGGTAGTAGAGACATCTTCATCTCCTCCGTGACTTCTCTCAGTTGGCTTTTCGCCTTCAAGTGATTGCTCTTCTTTTTCATCACTATTAGCTGAGTTAGCCTGGGGTTGTTGTTCTGTTTCTTCTTGTTCTTCATCATTACTCTCCATATCATCATGACCCATAGGTGGAGTTTGATCTTCACCTTGATCATCTTGTCCATCTTCGTTGGCTTGAGGTGCTGGTGGCTTCATTAACTCTTCTTGGTTCTCTTTAGTATATACAAGGACATCTCTACATAATTGAACCACTTCATCAAATGAATCTGTAGACATAGCTCTATCCATAAAGACTTGCTCTTCACTATTAAATGGAACCTCAATAAGGTTACCTATCTTTGCTTTAAGATTAATTTTATCAATGAGTTTTGTTTCATCCCAATCGATGTCAGAAAGATCACCGAAGAACTCATCATCAAATAGTTTTCTATAACCTTTACTGAATGAGTTAACAAGACCAGGATATCTTGATTTTACTTTACGCTCAATCCTAGCATCTTCAATAACATTAATATATGATCTAGGACAACCTTCTAATTGTTCTGGGCTATCATGCCAACCTTCATAAGGAGTTTCTAAAGCATGTCCTACTTCGTGACCGATTAATAAATCATAAACATCTTTACCCATGTCTTTCCAGTTTGGAAGACCTAAAACTCTGTTTTTAATGTCAAACCACGCAGTGTGGTAATTACCGTGTTGAATAGTAATATTTTCTTTTGCTAATAATTTGGCTAGGATACCTTTATTCATCTTTTCACTCCTTAGTATTTATATATTATACCACAGTCGAAGCATAATGTAAATAGCTAAAATGAAAAAAGTGTGACTTTTTTCACATATTTGGTCATGTATGGTGGAGCTGATAGGGTTCGAACCTACGACCTACTGCGTGCAAGGCAGTCGCTCTCCCAACTGAGCTACAGCCCCATACTATCGAATTTTTGAGAAGTTCTTTTCTTTAAAAAACTCAATCTTACTTCTGAACTTGTTTTCTAATACATCACCTTTATGCGATATAATAAATGTATTACTACCCTCGTCCAATGTATCAAGTATCTTCATCAGATTGTCAACTCCGTCCATGTCAAGACTAGAGTCAAATGTTTCATCGAGAACTAATAGATTGGTCGCTGCGGAGTTCTTCATCTTTGCGATTTGTCTCCATGTAAATAGAAGCGATAGGTCAATCCTTTGTTTTTCGCCTTCAGAAAAAGATGCATAATTAAAACTATCTCTATGTCTTGACCTTATGGTCTCATTAAAACTTTCATCGAGATGGAATGATACAAAGAAATCCAACACTTGCAAATATTGATTTATTAGACGATTCATCACTGGTAAATATTGCTTGATTACTTTTGTCTTAATACCAGTATCTTTGAGCATTTCCCCTATAACTTCGTTATAAGTTCTTTCCTCTACGTATTCTAGTTTCTTTTCAATATGGTGTTCGTTTTTCTTTCTGAAATTATTTAATTCTGTTTTAGCTTTTTTCACATCACCAGTTTGTCCCTGGAGATTATTGATTTCTTTTTGTATTTTATCAATCTCTTTTTGAAGTAAAGATATAGAATCATTATTAGAATTAATCTTTTGTTGTTTTTGTCTTAGCTTATTGAGATTTTGTGCTACATACTTTTGCGCAACCTTTACTTCACCGATTTTTTCTTCTAATTCTGACTTAGCGGTTTGTATCTCTTTTGCTTTATCTTTAACGGATTTAATCTTCTTAGTTTTTAACTCTTCAGTAATTTCTTGATCACATGTTGGACAATTATCGTTTTCTTCATAGAATCGACTTTCTTCAACCATATCATGTATCTTATTATTAAACTGCATATCAAAGGAATTCATTTCTGATATTTTCTTTAATAGCTCTTGTGATGATTTTTCCTCTGATGATATTGAAGCTGTAAGGTTTTTAGATAAAGTTTTACTTTCTTCAAATAGTTTACCTATTTCAGATTTGTGTACATCAATAGAAGATTGTTTACCTTCGATTTGATCTTTATTTAAGGATTGTAAACTTTTAATATACTTACTCTGTGAATCTATTTTAGTTTTAGCAATATCAATCTGATGTTTTATATCAGTTAATTCTTCTTTTATCTTAGCGTTTCTTTCCTTTAATAACATATTCATCTTACTAAATATATTAATATCTAATAAGTCTTCTATGACAGCTCTACGCGACCATGCTGGTAATTGCATAAATGGTATGAAGGAACTACTACCAAGTACAACGATTTGATGAAAAGATTTATGATTAAGTTTTAATATATTTTGCTCTAAGAACTGTTGGAAATCTCTGGCATTAGATGCTTGGTTAATCATATTACCATTTTGCCAAATCTCAAACTTATTCGGTTTAATACCTCTAATGATTTTAAACTCTGAGCCACCAGTAGAGAATTCAACAGTAACTACTGATCCTTTACCATTTATAGAGTTTATAAGTTGAGCTTTATTAATATCTCTATGTGCTCTTCCAAATAAACCAAATGATAGTGCATCTAGTAATGTTGATTTACCTGCACCATTTTGGCCTACGATTAATGTTGTTGGTGACTTGTCCAATAATATCTTAATTGGATCAGTTCCGGTGGACAGAAAATTTGTCCACTCACATGATTTAAATTGTATCATAATACTTCTAGGTTTTGTGCTTCGGTATAAAGCTTTCTTAATTCAAGTTTTAAATGTTCTTTGTCTAAATCTGTATCAACAGCTTCTACATATGAATCGAGTAATTCTGTAGTATCTTCTAAGGAAACTTTATCGTCCTCAACGCTATCTCCTAAATACTCTTCAAAGGACTCTGCTATTTTGAGTTCATATGTATCAGTACTTTGTAATCTATCGACAAACTTGTCAAACATATACAGATCATTTTTATTTATGACAATAAGTTTAATGAATTTCTTTTCAAATTGTTTCATATCAACCTTATCATAATCTACTTTAGTGTCATCATAAACTACTTTTTTAAATATAGTTAAAGGATTTCTTACGGCTTCTACTTCTCTTGTTTCTGTATCTAGTACATGAAAATATTTAGGATCATCTACATCCGCCCAAGTCATTTCAAATTGAGCACCAAGATAATGAACATTGTCTCTACTTGACTTTGTATGAAAGTGACCACTTAGTACAGACTCAAACCTTGAGAATATATCAGCATTCATTCCATGTGGGTTAGGTATTCCAGCCATCATATCAAATCCTTTTAACTCTAGGTGAGCTCCAAGTATAGAAGCTTCACATTGGTGAGCCCATTCTGTATACTCTTTATAGTTACTATTATTAATCCATGGAATAACAGCTACTTTAAGACCATCGTAATCTAATACTGTTGGCTTCATACATATGTTAACATTAGAAGTAAAGTAACCTAATAACTCTTTTAGTGAACAAAGCTCATTTGTATTTTTATAGTATACATCATGATTACCAGGAATAATATCCATAGTCATGCCAAGTTGTTTAAGAGGTTCTAGGAAATGTTTTCGATTTGTATTTAATGCTTTAAAGTTTACAAACTTACGATGCTCATAATAATCACCTAAGTGTAATACGTTCTTAATACCATGTTCTTTGCAATATGGAAAAAATACTTCTGTATAAAATCTTCCTTGGTATTCTAAAAATATATCAGATGAGTTTCTAGTACCACAATGGGTATCATTTAATATTGCTACCTTCATAGACCAGCTCTAGCTTTTCGCATAGTTCTTTTATATTTTAAAGTCATCTCGCGATAATACCTTTTTAGATATGCTCTTTTTGCTTTACGTTTAATTTCTTTTGCAAAGAGTTTCTTTCTTCTGCTCTCTGCTCTTAGTATTTGTTTTGTACTTAATTTTTTCATTACATAAATAACTCTAGTTTTTCTTTTTTCTTTTCTTCTTTTTTAAATACCTTAATTGCTTCGTCTTTAGTTCTTACTTGACTAATTCGTTGTCTTAAAGTATCTACATAAGCCATAGTTTCTTGAGCACCATCTGAATCCATACCCATTTGTACAAAGTCTTCAATACCCATTTTCTCAATAAACTTAAACTTGATATCTTGTTGTCTTTTCTCTTTAGTAATTCTACGTATAAAAGCGAAATAACAGATTTGTGTAAAATAAGAGAATGCATTTGGTTTACCAGTTCTTGTAGCTGTTTCGATTTTATAATTACCGATAGCTCTTAAACAGTTTTCTACTGCATCCATAACCATTTCTTCACGATAAGTATACCTCACGAAGTTCGGTCTGTGAGACAGGCCTTCTGCAATTTTGATAAAACATCTTGCGATATAATCAGTTACTTTTGGTAACTCATTTTCTTTAGAACGAGCTTCCTGAACTAACAATGCATAATCATACACTGCTTGAGAAAACTCTTTGTTGTTTACATAATGTGCTTTATTCTTAGCCATTATAATTCCTCCATAATAGATTATATTATACCACAGTTTACTTGAAATGTAAATAGTTAATTTCTTTAATTATTTTCATTTATTTTCACTTTAGCTATTTACATATGTGAAAAAGTATGGTATAATAATATAGATATCCGGAGGAGGGGAATATACAAATTAATGTATAGTCTCAGGAACATCAGGTTCGATGTCCACACCTTCGTCCGAATATTTGTCAATCAATTTTTGCTCATATTCATCAAGTATTTCCTGTTCAGAACGCTGTTTCTCGGGTACTGATTGCTCAGCAGATATAGCCAACTTGACATAACTCTCTTTAGCATTATCTGAAATAGGAACATGTTGAATAATATGATTCTTTAATATTTTAAACACTTTGGCATCTGAGAATGGAAACCATGGAGCAAACTGATATGACCCGAGTATATTAGAAGATACTACTAGTGGTCTTTCGAGAATCCAATTGCTGTCGTTTTTCACTGATACTAGTGCGACAATCTCATCTCCATTAACGAGTTTAAAGTGTCTGATATTTAAAGATTGAATGTTTTTATCCATATATTATTATTTATAACTTATAATCGAATAACTTATAATTAAACTTTTCTTTACTGTATATTTTAATTCTTTCAGCTGCATGCTGTAATGTATAATTCTTTTTTGATTTCCAATGTAAATCATCTGCAATATCATATACTGTAGTATTAATACCATCACCAGATTTTCTTAATCCTCTTCCGATGCTTTGGAGAACCCTAATTTGAGACTTACTTGGTGAAGCAAAGATGATGTTATGTAAACGCTTAATATTAATACCTGTAGAAAAAGTACCCATGGAAGCAACGATAATTGCATCTTTTTGGGTCTCGGTAATCTCACGGATTTGTTCCCTTGTGTCGACATCTGTTTCTCCTGATACATAAAATAACTTTCTATTATTATTATTTATTCTTTCTTGCAATAGAGAATGAAGTGGTTTACCATGTTTTTCTACATATTGGAACAATATTAATGTATTACCATCTTTACATGTTTTATCAGCTAAGTTAACTATAAACTCATTTCTTTCTTCATATCGTACTATAAAGTCTAATTCATCTTGGTATTTTAATCTTGACACAATCTTACAAACTTCATCACTATATTTAAGTAAGCATATTTTAATATCTAATTGTGATAAATCATTATTATCAATTAGTTCTTTAGTAGTTGTTACTCTATACACTGGTCCAAATAACCCTTCTAATACTAACTGATGAGTTTGTGATCCATCAAGTGTACCTGTTGTACCTATACGATATTTAGCTTCTGTACAC